TTGATGTCGTCGCCCAACGGCGGGATCGCCTGATAATAGGTGAGCTCGATGTTGCGCCCGTCAGTCTCTTCAACGGGATTGGTCATCAGGAAGTTGCCCGACAGGGTGTACCTTCCGATGTTGTAATTGGCGTCGAGCGGATCGGGGTTCGAGTAGAACTGCGTGCGCTCGCGATAAGTAAGCGGGCGGTTGAAGTCAAGGTCCCGCACGAAGTCCAGTTCGAGCCAGTCAGTCGGTAGCAGCACGCGACCGTTACGGACGACGCCCGTATCGATCTGGATCATGTGCTTGCAACGCAGGACGGTGGAAATAAGTTCCTCCGCCATCCGCGTCCAAGACGTGATCAGGGCATCATCGTATTCGAAGTTAACCCAGCCCCGGATGACGCTGCAGTGATCGCCAATGGCGGTCATACCCGACCCTTCCACACCCTAAAAACGGAGTTGTCGGGGTCGTTGAGCCACTTCGTCCAGTCGGCTTCGTCCCACTGCTCTAGGAGCGATTGCTCGTAGATTGTAAGAGGCACCCTGGCCAACAACTTGTTGGTGGAGCGCTCTTTGTGATTATCACGATCGCGCTCGATGCTCTTGAGAATGTCGTCCATCTGGACTTCGGTGAAGACCCGGAGGGTTTCCGGGTCCGCGTCGTCGACGATGGAGGTCCTGCGAACTCCGTCAGAGTTCCGGTATACTAATCTCGATTCCATAGTAGCACGCCCATGCTGCCTGTGTCAATTACTGCCGGAACCCGGTTGGCTTCGGCTTGGAGTCCATTCGGTCCACCTTGTCGGTGAGGTTGTCAATTTTCGTCGACTGGACCTCGACCTTAGTGGAGAGGCCGCTAATGTCGTTCCTTATTGCCTCGACCGCGTTAATGACGGTTTCGGAAATCTGGTCGACACGGCGGCTCAGCTGCGCGATAGCCCCCTCGTTGTTGAGTACCCGAAAAGGGATGGCGGTAAGGGGCTCGATCTGCCCCTTCATCTCCGCCATCGCAATCTCAGTTCGAGCGGACCTGTCGTCAACATCGTCGATGTATTTAATGATGCCGATGGCTGCCCCTACGACAGCCAGGATAGTCGGCACATTGATGTTGAACCAATTCACGTTGATCTGCCTGTTCTGGTTCACGGTCGTCACCTCCCGTTTTACCTCCCCAAGGGTTTCCTTGTAGCCAAGCGCCCGTAAATAGCGAACAGGATCGGGACCATGACTGCGATCTGCCCCCAATAGTCTTCCATCGAGTTGGGGACATCGTCCGTGAGCATGACAACGATGTTGCCAGTCTGCACCATCAGCGCACCGAAACCGCCGATGAGGACCCGCGAACGATACCACGGCTCGTTATTGGTGGCGTTTTCAGTATATTCCTTGACCTCCTGGGTCACCACCTCCCGTACCTTAGGCGCGTCCCTGCGGGTGACCGGAATGTTCTTGTGGGCCACGAGGCGGTCTACGATACCGTCGATAACCTTGCCCGCTACTTTTCCGGCGATAAGACCGCCGATGAAGGGCTGCTGGTTGCTCATCGTGCTCTCCTGAAAACGAGGCTGAGAAGCCATCTGAGGAAGCTGGGCTCAGGCTCAAGGTTGTTGGATTCCGATGGCACCTTCACGATGATGGGGCCGTTGCCCTTGCCGCCGCGCTTGTAGCCGGCAACTTCGAGGGCGCGCTTGAAAACGAGGGCATGTCCGGCGATCTTGGCAGCCTTGTCGGTGCCGTTCACCACTCCACGCGAATTGATGAACTCGCGGAGGTCTTCCTCGTCGCTCTCGTCAATACCGTCGACGTAATCCCGGAGCTCCTTGCCGGTCCACCAGCCCTCGCGATTACCCAGAAACAGCGACATGGCGCTGATGAACGGGTCTCCCCGCTTTTCAGGGTTTTTTTCGAGGTCGATGCCGAGATGAAAAAGCTCGTTAAGGCGCTTGGTGGCTTTGATAGCATTGGCGCGACCAGTATTCTGAACGTCGCCTTCGCCCCGGAAACGGTATCCGTCGCCCTTCTGGGTATTCCCGAGGATTTTGCCGATCCGAGTGCCGGGCTCATACTTGTTGAAGTACTCGCGCGAACCCCTTTCGGTGATCGGCTGCATCGTGTAAGCAGTCTCGTGGTAGGACGTAGCCAGATCGTAAGCCAACTCATCCACGAAACCGTCTGAGAAATACTCCTCCCAGACGTCGAGCAATCGCGTAAAGCCATTGACCTGACTTTGCGAGAGCGCTCCAGCGAAAAGGGGGCCGCGAATTGCCGAGTAAAACTTAGCGCGATCCATTGCGGCCTCCTTGGTTGTTAGGCAGACACGGACACGAACAGGTTGGTGTCGCGGGTAACGCCCTCGTTGGTTTCACGGACAGTGAAGTTGTGCGTGCCAGCCGCCGAAGGGGTCGGACCAACTAGCAAGCTGTTTCCGGACAGCTTAACCCTATCCCCAGCGTCATCGGTCAGTGAAAGGGTGGACCCCACAGAAACGCCGATGAAATCACCGATTGGGGTGTCCTCCGCGCTGTTCTCGGAGAACTCGTTGTTGTCCAGCGTAAGGGCGACAAGATCAGCGCCATCGTACACCGACATGTAGACAGGAGCGTATTTAGCCACTTTGCTCTCCTACGGGTTGAGCCCCCGCGCCGAAAAGCGCGGGGGCGGGTGCCTTGGGAGGCTTAGCTGCCGATGACGTCGCCCTGCTTCACACCGTTGAACAGGATGTGAGCGAGGGGGTTGCGCATCTCGATGCCCCACTCGGTGAGGATCATGCGGGTTTCGGCGTCACCGATCTTCGCCAGAGGAATCTGACGGAAGTTACGGAAGAAGCCAACCGCGATGAACGCCGGGTCGAGCAGGAGCGAGGTGTCGGTCGGAATCCAGCGCGACGGCATCACCTTGATGCGGCCGAAATCGGTCGCGATGACGTCGACGGTGGCGACAACCTCGGTGCGCCCGACGATGACCTGCGTCGTGTTGCGACCCTGGAAGGTCGAAACCGTGCGCTTGATCGACGGGGGGACAACCATGATCGAAGGCGAGGCGCCGTTGTTGTAGGCTGCCTGCATTGCGTCACCGACCATGACTTCGGTCAGCGGAACCTGATTGGCTCCGGCGACAGCAGCGAAAGCGTCGGTAGCAACTGCCGGAAGGCCGGTCTTGTAGCCGACGACAGCAGCGCCTGCAACGGCGGCGCGGTCGACAGCCCTGGCGATCCAGTGGCAGATAGCTTCGGTCTTGCGGGCAGTCGGGGTGGTGTCGTCGCCGTTGACGCGAGCCTGACGACCCGACAGAATCTTCTCCATGTCCGACTTGAGGACCTTGGACTGGAGAGCCATCTGGTGAGCCATTTCCGAGCCCTTGCCGGCAGCGTCCGAGCTCTCCTGCGAACCGGAAACGGTCGCATCGCGCTTGGAAATCTGCGTGACGTTGGACAGACGGACGGTCGGGGTCGAAGCCGAGCGAGCGAGCTCGAAACCTTCAACCTGCGCGTTGTTCTCGTCGACGTCCGGCAGGTGTTCGGTCTGCCAGTCGAACTGACGGTTCTTGACGTTGCGGCGGCGCGACATGGACATGATCGGCGTGTCGAACGGATCGATGTTGTAGATCGCGTTCGACAGGTCTTCGCGGTTGGCCTGCGCCTGATAGGTGGTGAAAGCGTTTGTGACTTTTGCCACGGGAAGCTCCTACTGGTTGATTATCTGGGCAAAGACGCTTGCGGCGTCCTCAACTGAGCCAGTCTTGCTCAGCTTCTTCTGTGCCCCGACAATCCCTTTGTGAGCCGTGCGCTTCGCAGCGCGTCCCGCTCCGGGGGTCATCGGCGAGCCACCAGCCTTCTTGACTGGCTTCGGCCTTGATGCCATAATGCGGTCATATTTCGAGGCTTTCAACAGCACCACAAGCATGCGGTGATCGAGGACCTCACTGACCTCTTTCTCGGAAAACCCAACAGAAAGCGCCGTGCGACGCATGCTCTTGGTATCCTTGATCATGTCCGCCTTGTCACGCCACTTGGCGTAATTGGCGAACTTGGGGAATTCGGCCTTGGCGAAAGCAACGAGCTCCGCCGCGTCGTCTTCCTGTGCCTTCCGGATAGCCTCTTCCCGCTTCTTGCGGATATCGGCCACCTTAGCCTTGTAGCTGTCGTACTGCTTCTGCAGCGAACGAGCCTCGGCTGGGTTTGCCTCGAACATCTTGTCCCAGTCGGGCTCCGTCGGCATGATGCTCGACAGAATTTCTTCAGCCTCCTCAAGGGAAGCAAAAACCTTGTTGCGGTCCGCGATGATCTTCTCAGCCGCCGCTTGAACCGTCTTGCCGGCCTCGGAAACCTCGTTCATCCGCTTGTGGAACGTCTGAACGCGGATATACCCATTCAGCGCCTCGCGGACAGGAACTTCTTTTTCCTCGCCGTCGATCATCACCTTGACGGGGGTGTCAAGGAACTCCTTGTCTTCTTCTTCGTCGTCGGCGTCCTCGTCGGCGTCCTCGTCGGCGTCCTCGTCGTCATCGGCGTTCTCGTCGACGTCGTCGCCCTCTTCCTCGGGGTCGCCGTTGTAGAAGTTCTCGTCGCCATTTTCGAGGGCAGCGATCTCTTCGTCGGTCAGCCCCTCATTGTCGGCCTTCTTGGCGGGGCGCTTCTTAAATTCGCGGTGAACCTGATTGTCGCCGCCAGCGGCTTCCTCCTCATTTTCGAGGACGCCCATGTTGTCGAAGACCGGCTCCGGACGCGCCTTCACCTCGGAGCCGCCCGATGGAACGCTCTTGGGGGCTGTGTTGCCGATTGCCAGATCGAAGGCAGCTGCGGCTTGTTCAATACCGTCGGACATTCTGAACTCCTATGTGCACTGTAGCACGGTTAGTGTGGGAAGTCAAGTATACTCGGAACGCTAGTGGGTTCTAACCCTTTTCCGCATCCTTTCTGGCCATTGCGCCATCGTTTTGAATGGCCTTAATACTGCCCTTGATCTTCTCCAACGCCGAAAGGATAGCGTGGGCTTGGATACCGGCTTCGGAGCCGGGCGTCGAACCCATCAGAGCGACGATCTGTTCTTTGACGATCGAGTTGACGATCCCGTTGAACATGGAAGCCTCGGCCAGCATCCTCCCGGCTTCCTCCCCGAGAGCGATGCGGTCGTTGATACTCATTTTCGACATGGTCAGACGCCTTCGTCTTGCTGGTTAGCTGAAAGGATGCCCTCGGGCACCTGCGGATTGGCGGCCTTCTCGCCGAAGATTTTGGCGAGCTCCAGCATGGCGTTGACGTTGAGCTTGTCGCGCTCGAAGTCCGCATCGTTCTTGGCAACGGCGGTGTCCAGCTGGAGGCGGGCGTTGTCGTTTTCCTGCTTGCCGGTGGCGACGAGAACGTCCTTCTTGACTTTTTCGAGCTCCGCCTGAGCCAGAACAGTAGCCGGATCGGGTTCTTTGGGAGCCTCGGTGATCGCCTTCATGATCTCCGGCGTAAGCGAACCGAAATAACGGCCAAAGTTTTTGATGTTGGCGAGTGCCAGCTGATCCTGCTTGGTGTTCAGGTACATCTGAGGCGTCACAATGGGATTCGCGATGCCAAACTTCTCGATGATCATCAGCTGGGCGTTTTCGATACTGCCAAGGGCCTGCAGGCGAATAACGTCGGAGCCCTTACCGAGGGTCGGGTTGATCTCTACCCTCATCGTCGGGTCAAACTTCGAAGGGTTGATGGTGACGTACTTGCCCCGGATGGGGATCGTGCGCTCCGGGGAAGGGTTGTTGACGATTTCGCGCGCCAGACCCTGCAGCATCGGCTTGAGACCGGTTTCAGCGAGGATGCGAGCAATCAGTTCGATGCGCTCCTGAGCCCCCGAAATGATAGCGTCGATGCCGGTTAGAGCCGTCGACTGCATCGCCTTCGGGTCGAGGCCCTTGGAGGCTTCCGTGATACCGGTGCGGCTTGCGCGGACCTTGTCCAGATAGTCGATGCTCACCTGGACTTCTGCGCCCGCGTACGGGGTCTTCGAGAACGCCACAGCGGCGTTGGGGTCGCCCCTCGTGCGGATGACTGCACCCACTTCGTCGGACAGAACGTCATCGATGTTGGTGACGAGTTCATTGACGACAGTACGCGGGTTCATGCTTTCAGCCAGATTGTCCAGCTGGCCGCGCATCATGTTTGTCTTGAACTTCTGAATGTCCTTCGTAATGTCAGCGAGGCAATCACCGATAGCCGTATGTGGGCGGGGGTCGGAACCCCACAGGGCGAAATTGACGTGTGAAACGATCCTGTCGTGAATGATGGTGTAGTTGCTGCCCATCGTGCAGATGTAGTGAAGTTCGTCGATACCGTCGCCGTCGCCGTCGATGCGGATGAAGAATTCGCCGTATTGAACACCCTCGATGACGCGCTCGTCAACCAGTCCGGGATTGCGCAGGAATCGCTCGTCGGAGTAGTAAAGCTGCTGCGTCATATTGGCGCGAATGTCATCCGGGTCGACGCCCTTCTGGATGAGAAACGACACCGGGACAAGCCTCTCGTGGCCGACGAGACCCGCCGACTTCACCGATTTAGCGTCGCGCGAGATGCGGAATTCATCCGGGGGAACTGCGTCCGCCTTCGTAACAGGCTTAGTAACGACGCTGCGGATCGTAACCAGATCGATTACATCTTCGCTGGTCTGCTCAAGTTCGGTGACCTCACCATCTTCGCCCATCTCGTAGATGAGGGACTGGTATTGCTCCGGCGAAAGGTTCTGGTAGGTGTTTTCCTCGATTTCCGTGTCGGTGTCGGTCCACCATTTGGTGATGCCGCCCTTGACGGTCAGCGCGTCCTTGAACACCGAGTGGAGCATCAAGAACCCCTCGTTGTCGTTGTAGAACACGTAGTTGAGATAGTCGTAAAGCTGGTCGGCCATCTCCTGATCGGCTTCCCGGCGCGGCACAAAATTGGCGATTTTTTCGCTGCCCGCCGTGAAGATGCGGATAAGCGACGGGATCACCGCCAGAATGGTGTCGCGGACATCAGTGGAGATGAAGGACGACTTGTTGGTGCTGTCGAACTCTTCATCGGGGTCTGGACCGCCCAGAGCCGGAGCAATGCCGTTGTAGTACGCCTGATTTTCCTCGCGATAAGGCGCGAGATAGCTCTGCTCGAAGTCCACGGCGTCTTCGATGAGCGCGCGAACGCGGGACTCGTAGCTTTCCGGATCGCCGGGCTCACCCGTGAGGATGACGTTGCCGGTCCCGCCGACGCCTGAGTTGGTGAAGATTGTTTCCATTACCGGGCTCTCCTGATGTTCTTGCGAAGCGCCTTCGCAGAGCGAATTGAGACGACATTGTTGGAAGTCAAGTAGCCCATGACTTGCGAGATAGAGACCGAGCCATACCGGAAACTATCGGAAGCATGCGAAGCCCAGTTGTGGACCGGCTTACCCGCCTTGGAGCGGTGATAGTTGCGAAGACCGGATCGGCCCTGCTCTGTCTTAACCTTGTCGAACCACACGAGCGGCAGCGTCGACCGAACAGCCTGAATGCCATCCTCCGGCGAAAGGGAGGGGGCGATGAAGATCGGTTCGCTCTCGGGCAGAAGACCGACCATAACCTCGTAGCGGCTCTTACCGGTCCCAAGCTCCCTAGCTCTGATGTCGTGCGGCGGGACATGAGAGCCGAAGGTGTACTTCTGGCGGTGTCTGATGCGTTCCGGCACTTCGCCCTTGATCGGATCGACCCAAGTGCCTTTAACCATTTTCAGGGCATCTTCTAGGCCTTTTCCGGTGAATTCTTCGTAGTCGATGGCGTGAAGCTCGCCGCCTGCCTTCTGGACAAACCAGATGGCCATGTAATCGTCGATACCCAAGTCCCACCAAGTGACGACGGGCTGCGTTGGATCGTACGGAACCCCCGTGATCCTGCCCGCCGCCTCGGCTTGGTTCATGAGGTCCGCGTAATATGCGCCCTCGACCGGAGCGTCGAAGCTGCAGAGCATTTCGCGGGCGTACTCTTCCGCCGTCATATCCTTCGTCATTTCGACGACTTCGTCTGGATGCAGCGCATCGGTTTCGGTCACCGGGATAACGAAGAAGTCCCAGGAGGGATCGAGGAAGTTCTTTTTCTTAAGCTCGTGGAAGTGATCGTCGCCGTTGGACGTGCCGCTTATGATCGCCCAACCGCGATAATCAGCCAGACAAGGACGAACGACAGTGGAAAATACGGACGGATTGAGGAGAGGAAACTCATCCAGCATAATTCCGTCAAAATAGAGACCGCGCATACGCTCGTAAGCGGCTGCGCCTCCGTAAAGACTGATGGTGGCACCATTGGGTAGAGTGCAAGTGAGATCGCTTTCAGAGTACTTGACATCTGGCAGGACACTCGTATAATGCTTAAGATATCCCCAGATAAGGTCTTTCGTCTGGGCGAAGGAGGGGCCAACATAGGCGTAGCGGGGATGCGGGAATTTGCGCTTGTTTTGAAGCGCCGACTTAATCATCTCGTTGATGGCGGCGACTGACTTGCCAGCGCGGCGATGCGCTACAACGAACTTCCAACGCTTTTCGGAGGCGTGCAGAGGCTTAAAATGCTCACGCGGGGTATACGGAATAATGATCCGCGTTGCCAGCGCCTCTGGCTTCGGCGCTTCCGCGTAATTGTTCATGCCGGGTCTTTCTCTTGGAGATGAAAAGTCATCGTGGAGAATACCCGGTCAGGCACGAACATGACGACACCAGTATCGAACGTTACCTTCCACTTATCTTTGACCCCAGATGTCTTGGGGGATAGGAATGCCAGGGCAAGCCCTAGGTCTGCAGTGTCGATTTCAGATTTGTCACTCATGCTCGATTACCTTCGCGTCACTCTCTTCCGGCTGGAAGGAGGTCCCATCGGCCCAAGAGATGTTAATGGTGCCCTTCGGGGCATTAATGGTGACACCACCCTTCGCGGCTCCATACCCCCGATCGCCGCCAAGATTGGTCATGATGAACCGAGCCATGGTGTCTTGCCGACCCTTGTCCTCGTCATCCATCAGCGCATCGTAGGCGATATCCTCTGAGATATCCAGAAGCTGCTGTTGCGCCTCTTTGACCTCCGCCGAAAGGAAGGGGGAAGTCTTGATGAATGCGCGGAGCCGGGAAGAGGGCACCTTGAGCATTTCAGCCGCTTTGGTGACATTGCCGCGCTGCTTCCACAAGGCGGTGCGACATTCTTCGACGTCCAGAGGCAGCGAAGCAGGCCTCTCGTCGTAGGGCATTGTGGGCAAGGGGATCAGGTCTTGAGGTAGCATTGTGTCCACATACAGAAGCGCCGCTGCAGTATATTACCACAGCGGCGCGGTGCCGTCAAGAGTGCCTGGAACCCGGTTACGGTTTCGGTAGCATGAACAGATCGCGCAAGTCGCCCAGCACGAAACGGTGTCCGCCGAACCCGAAGATGGTGTGCTCATTAGGCGTGGTCATCGGGTATGCGATTGCGATGAGGCGCAGCTTCTTGGCTGCTTCTTCGCCGCGTTGCATCTTGGCGACACGGTCATCTTCGTTGCGGCTGGCTTCGGCGGCGAATACCTCCGCAGCAGCGTCGATGCCGGAACCCGTGCCCGACGAAAGGGCAGCGGCGTCCTGCTCGGCATCGCCCGGTTCATTTTCGAGCGCCTTAACAGCGTCATCCGACGCCTTGGCGATCTTGGCTGCGGTTTCCGCCTTGAGCTTGTCGGCGGGGCTCAGTTCTTCCTGCTTACCAGCCATCTTGGCTATCTCCGGTTTCGGTTAAAAAGACGCCCCGGAGAGGGGATAACTACTCCGGGGCGTAGAGGTTAGGCCAGTTCCTTGAACGACAGCTTGTCGCCGGGGGCAACCGGAATGATCAGCGGAACGTTCGGCGCCGTCTGATAGCCCAAGGCGGGCGCATCGGCGGCGGTCGGGTCAGCGCCGACAGCAACCCAGCAGGCTTCGTCGTGCACGATGCGCGCGTGAAGCTTGGTGTAAGCCGGGGTGGTAGCGACCTGGATGCGGGAACCGGCGACCGTGGCGGTCGTGGAGGTTGTCTCCTTGGCCGTCTGGAAGATTTCCTTGATGACGCCGGGGAACTGATCGTAGCGATCGCCCAGTCGGACGATTTCGACTCTTGCGGTACCCATTTAGTCCATCCTATTTCAGTATCGGGGTGCCCTATGCCCGGAAAGAATAGCACGCGCGCGTAGGGCCGTCAAGTACCTAGTCGAATGCTGCGCCGCAGACAGTTCTATTTGGCCACGAAAGCGCGGACGTTGGCGTCCTTAGCTTCCAGGAGTTTGCGCAGCGCAACAGTGCGCTCCGGGTTACGCGGAGTAGTGTCGACTATTTCTCGCGCCAGAACGCAGAATGGGCGAGATCGCCCCCGTAGAGCTTCCGGCAGATGTGCGTAATGGAAGAACTGCAGAATGTGGTCCTGCTTGATTTCTTCATCGGTGAACTCCTGAGGGCTTGGATGCAGCGCATCTCTTTCGGCGCGCTCCGCCGCGAGGGTCGTCATGCCCAGTGTATTCAGACCAAGCATATGGCGAATCATGGTTTCCGCCTGAACGGCTGTCAGCAAATTGGTGCCGACAGGGGTGCGACCTTTTTCGAAGCTTACGCCGCCATCCGGATCGAAGTCCTGCGGCAGTTTCCACGTCAGGAACCGGTTTACCATTAGTTTGATTTGTTCGTTTGTCATCGTATTTCCAATCTTAAGTGCCGCCGCAAGACCTCTATCTCTAGCCGTTTCCTGACCCAGTATTCCGCGTTAGCGGGGTCGCCCATTTCTTCGGGGTTGCGCACCTTAAACCCGCCGACGATGCAGTCGTGCAGGTCCTCGTGGCTCATCTGGGCAACTGGCGTTCCGCGAAAAGTGTGGTCTAGCATGGTATTCAGGCCTCGACACCGAAAGGGTGGCCGGAGAGCCGCCAGCAACGACAACTCTCCGACCTGGGCTTGGGCTGTCCCCGGCCTCCGTTGTGGCGACCTCTTAGGGACCACTTATTAAAACACGCGCGCGTACGGGGGTCAAGTAGGGGGTAAATACAGAGAACCCCGCCGAGAGGGTATCGCAGCGGGGTTCTCGGGTAACAGTGCCCAAGGACGGTGGAATGGTGAGCTGCCCGCTATCCACTTCGCGTCAGCAGCGCCCTCATCCTTGGGGCTTGTAGGGATACTATACCACGGGGGACACTGGGCTGTCAAGTAGGGGGTAGTGTTCCGGGCATGCGCGCCGAAAGGTCGACCCACGGGATGGCGAAATCGAGCGCCTCATGCTTGTGGAAAATTGGTTGGACGTCCGTTAACTCAACGCCCTCGACAATGTCATGCCACTCAATTTCGCCGGCATTCACAGTGGCGTATTGCGGTTGACCGTGCCCGTAATCGCGGAACAGGTAGTAGTTGTCTCCGTGAAGATATAGACGCATGGCTCTAGGCTCCGTTGGGGATAGGTCAGTGTAGCACGGGGGAGTGAGGGTGTCAAGTAGGTGGGGGTTGAGGCGGCTTAGCTGGTGTGGTATGTGGGTTCTAGGAAGCGGCGCTCCGGGGGAAATGTGGCATTATGATTCGAGGAAGCGCCGAGGCCCAGAAGGGTCCCCCTCGCCTCCGTCTTGGGTCCCTTCTTGCAAGGGGGGATAGCGAAGCACAAGCGCCCCACACAACCGGGAAGCGCAGCATCGGCGCATCGCAACCAACGCGTGTCCACAACTCGCAGACGCAGCGAAGCGGCTCAGCACAACCGCGCCGCAGCCTGCAACCAACGCGTGCGATGAAGCGGCTCGGCACAACCAGCGCAGACGCCTCGCCGCTTCCTCGTGTTCCACGTGAAGCGCCTCGCACACGACGACGCGCAGAGACAGCGCAGCAGCGCTTCGCCACACGCCGCAGCCGGGCAGGCGTGGAACACGAGGAAGCGGCGAGGCGGAGGCGAGGCGGAGGCGCTTCGCACGACGCGGCGGCGAAGCAGGGATGCCACGTGCTACGAACCGATGCCACAGGGGCGGCGGCGAGGCGACGAAGCAGCGAAAGCGAGGCGAATCGCCTGCCCCGTACGCCGCATGCGTGGTCCCACTGGCTGCGGTACGCTACGACGCTACGACTCCCGTACCTGCGGGCCGGGGCGGCCCCCGCTACGGCACTAAGCCGAAAGGGGCCCATAGCCCCGGTACCCGTAGCCCAGCCCCTAGGTACGAGAGAGAAAGGGACGCAGCGTAGCGCAGCCTATGGGCTGCCACACTAGGCGTAGCCAACCCGGAAGCCGCGCATCGTCGCCTCTCCGCCTGCACGCTGGTGCCACATGCCCAGCCGCCGCGCTTCTACAACTCGAAGCCCCTGCTTACAACTCCCGATACTGCGACACCCTGTCACATCCCCCCTATCTTGCGTCGCCTCTCCGCTCGTGGTAAGATGGGGCAGATAAGAGAGACACAGGAGACACCAATGCCCATCACCCACATCGTCGCCGTCCTCCGCCGTGATGGCAAGATCGCCCGCATCCCCGCAGACGCCCCCGCCGCTGCGCATCTGGCCGGTCTGGGCGAGGAAGACGTCGCCGCCGCGATCGCAGAGGCAGGCTGGTGCGGCAGCCATGGCCGGGACCTCCTAGGCGGCACGCGTCCCGTCGTGGTGTTTCCCTGCGACACAAAGCGCATCCCGGCAGCCGCCGCCGCCTATCTCCGCCAGTAACCCAAGCACACAAGGAACCAAGACCATGGAAGACGGCTATCACGTGAACGTCGCCCGCAACACCGAGCGCAAGGCATGGGACAGCACCCCACAGAAGCCGCGCTACGACAGCCACCACTACTGCGCGATCTTCCTAGGCCGCGTCAGCCGCGAAGAGGCGATCGACATGACGCGCGATCTGCAGCAGCGATTCCCCGAGGGCGACGAGCCGGGTCAGTTTCACCTTTCGCTGACGTTCTGGCAGGCGACTGGCCACGGCATCAAGCTCTAGACCCCAAACACACAAGGAACCAAGACCATGCGCATCGTCTACAGCATCGGCACAAGCGGCGGGCCTGAATACCCGACCATGGAGGAAGCAAAGACGCACGTAGAGGCGCTAGGCGAGGGCTATGTCGTAACGTGGGTCGTCCACCCGAACATGCCGCGCTGCCTTCCAGCGGAGGTCTACAAGTCCAGCGCCATGACGAGCTATGTCGACGGCGCATGGCGCGAACACAACATACACGGCTAGGAGACACAACCATGACGATCGCCGAAGCAGTACGAGCCGCGCTGGACGAATGGGCGCAATCCCCGGAGTTCGACCTCGACGACGCAACGGGCCTAATCGAGGGGCACGTAGACGACGCCGTGATCGAGTGGGCAATAGCGCACGGCTACCAACAAGACGATGGCGGCTACTGGCACCGGGCATCTTGACACCCGCCTTTCGGCGTGCTACGATACCCGGATCGACAACAAGGAACACCCCGATGCTCTGGATTTCCTGCCGCTCCGCCCTCGTCGCTCGTGCTTCGTATCGGCCTCGCCGTCTCGTGGATGCCGCTTCGCTCTGGCCTTGGGGCGGGCAGCCGCGCGTTGTGCGTCCCGATGCGTTGCGCTCGGCCCCGCGTCCCGGCGCTGGCTTGCGTTCGCGCGGCCTTCTCGCCTGCGCCCGCTTCTCGATCCCGGCTGTTCCGGCGATCCCCCGGCCCCGCCGCTAGGCGGGGCATCGTCCACCCCAAACACACAAGGAACCCGCACATGCGCAACTTCCTCGACGACTACTGGAACACGCCTGAACCCCAAAGGCGCAATCCCCCGCCCCGCCTTTCGGCGTGGCTTACTGTCTGCACCGAATGCGTCGGCTATCTAGGCTTGGCTGTCGCTATTCTCGCCTGCCTAGCAATCGTGAGGGACACGCTATGAGGTCCCTCAAAAACCGGACGGAGGTCTTCATGACACCGAAAGAACACGTAAAGTACCAGCGCGAAATGGCGAAGCAGCTGAAGAAGGCGATCCCGCTTCGCGACACCCAGATGCGCCTAGTAGGTCAAGTGAGCAGCAACGGAGCGTGTTTCGGCATTACGGCGATGCGCGACCCGCTTGCTCTGATGCCTCTATGGAACGAACGCAAGCACGACGGACTACCCTATCGCACTCACCTGCAAGCGGTGGCGACACTGCGCGGGCTGAGGGTAGTCCACAGACTGCGACACTCTGTCGCACCCTCGGAGTCGAAGGGCACTTGACACAGCCCTCAAGGCATGGTACACTGTTTTTACGGATCGAGACCGATCCGGCGCAACGAAACCAACGGAGCAACGACCATGACCACCGCAACCGAAACCCGCAATGCCGAAGCCCTCGCAATCCTCGCGCAGGCTGAACTCGACGCCGCGCTGCCTAAGAGCGTCGTGTCCGCCAACTACAAGAAGCGCTACGCAGAGCGCGCCCTGACTGCCCGCAAGCCCAAGGACGTCAGCCGCAAGGTCGTCGCCCGCTCGTGTGGCGACTGGCTGGCTCTGGAGCTCGCCAAGCACTGCATCGGCGAAAAGAACAAGCTGAACGTCGACGCATTCACCGCGATCCTCGATGCCAATGGCGTGGATCACAGCCACTGGAACCGCACGAGCAAGGGCTGGCAGGGCCGGTTCCGCATGACGGGCAGGCTCGCCCTGCAGCGGGTCGTCGCCGAGGCTGGCGAAATGGAGCTCGCCGATGGCTCGACCGTTGCTGCACCCAAGACATGGATCGCCAAGCACCAGCACTAACGAGGAAGGCCGCATGCCTTTCGGTGTCCCGCCTCTTGCCCCCATGGGGCGGGCATCCCAAGGGCAATCACGCCCCGAACAAGGAGAGAACTATGGTTAAGGACAAGTACGCCGAGGCGATGCCCGCACCTGACTATCGCGACGATCTGGAACACGCTGTCGCGTATCTGACTATCACCAAGGTCGTGCGCGAAAACCAGCCCATCGTGAGGGGCGCAGCCGAACACAACACGCTCGGCAAGGTGATCGACGACATGCTGGCTGACGTCGCAATGCAGGGCGGCGAAGTCCAGTCGTTCGAGCTCGAAGTCACGTCCGATTACTGGCGCGAGTTCGCCGAAAAAGTGCGGGGCAAAGCAAATGGCCGATAAGAGAGCAACGCCGCTCCGTATCGCTCCAAACGGCAGCATCGAAACTGGAAAACAGGCACCGGCGCAGCGTCCTTTCGGCACCCACCCCGGCCTAACTAACCTCAAATACGCAATCGAGGTGATCGAAGGTCTGCGCTTCATCGGCATGGACCAGAACCCCAAGGGTGTTCGCGACATGCTGTCCACCGGCTGCTTCCAAGTGGAGATGGAGATTCACGACAAGGACGTCGAGATTGCTCGTCTCAGGATGCAGATCGAGAAACTGATAAGCGATGCGGCGTGGGAAGCAAGTGCTCGTCACGCCGAAAGAAGCGGAGGGACGCTATGACCGACGACGCCTACCACATCCATTACATGTCTGTTGAGGAATTGTCAGAGTTCCTATGTGAGAACCCGAACGTGGTTAGCCACAACAAGGACGTCCAGATCTTAGTCCGCAACCGGATAACCGTCCTGCAGCAACGCATCCAGCGGGCGGGTGCTCTTTTCAAGGCGTTGACCGATGGTTGAGAAAACCGGCAACGAAACAGAAATGGACAAAGTCATGGCGATGGACGCGTGGCAGCTGCTAACCTACGCCTTAGAGAATCCCGAGTACCTGTCCGACCCCTATTACAGCCTTATCGGGAACGCAATCAACGCCCGATACGACCAATTGGAGAATGAACGTGGCTGATTTTTTCGCCTTGGGCTTCTACGATTTCGTTGTGATCGGCGTAATGCTGTCGATTGCGGTGGTGGCCCTCGGAACGATGAAGGGTAGTTGACATGGGGTACGCCCTGTGCTACACTACCAGTATCGACAACACAGGAGCGCAGACCATGAGTGTGGAACAGGAAGAGGCTGGCAGGACCATCAGTGAGCCCGTTTACTTGGGCGATGGGCTCTACGCCGAGTTCGACGGCTACCAGATCGAGGTTTACGCCTCCAACGGCGTGGGCAAGAGCGATCGTGTTTACTTTGAACGCGCCGTCGCCGCTGCTTTCATCGCCTACGTTAAGCAGGTGATGCCCGATGACTGACCTTACCGCCATTCTGCCCGCAGGGGCTTTCCAGACCAAGCGGACCGACGAGTTCGCGCCGAAGCTGGGCTTCGAGGAACGCTGCGCTATCTTGGCGCTGTTGCGCGCTGGGGTTCGCCGCCCGATTCTAGCCGCAGCCTTTGGCATCGACAAGCGCACGATCGGCCATATCGGCAACAACGCTTCGCAGCATTACCGCAACGTGCGGCAGGAATACGAAAAGCTGGGCGCGGTCGACTTCAAGGAAAAGTACCTGACCGAGGCAATCCTAGCCAAGCTCAAGGCGGCGGCTGACGAGTTCAAGCCCCCAGAGCCGCGCCTCAATCCCAAGATCAACCCCGCGCAGGCGAGCCCCCGCGCGCGCGGAAAAAGTGGCATCCAGACGGTCAAGCCCGACCAGTGCCGCTTTTCGCACCGCCTCGACATTCAATGGAAAGAGCCACCGGACACCCCTACGACCGGCTGGCATTTCCGCGATCTGGACAGTGACAGCCCAGATGCGTGGTACCACAACGGCGTCGAAAGCCTGAAAACGAGTCAGGCCTGCTTCGCCGAGGCTGTCGCAAACCTCACCGACGACTAAGTTTCTACACCCCGCAACAAAGGAGACGGGAAATGACGACCGAAGTAAATCGTGTCTGCGATTGTGCGACCTGCAAAGAGCAGGCTATTCTGGCCGCAGAGTTTCTGTGCCAGCTGATGGACAAGGGCCACTGCGCCATTTCGGTGGCTGCGGTGGGTTCCGCCATGCAGACCATGATTGCCAGCCTCATGTTTGCCGCAAAAGCGGGCAAGGCTGGTGTCGACACCAGCCACCCGTTGGCCGAACTACTGTTCGTGCCCGAGGTCCACGGCGTGATGAAGGAACTGGACGACGTTATGCTGGCGTTCCTCGAAGAACGGAGCGACGGCGGCACGAGCAAGGCGGCTGGCGACATCGTGCAGGACATGCTGAACGGTGCAGTTGAGCGCGCCAACGAAAAGCGAGTGGGCGACAAGCGCAAGGCGGACTGGGACAAGAAAACCAGCCGCAAACCAACGGCGGACTACGTTGAAGAGCACAAAATCAAAGGAACCGATGACGTCGCTGGTCCGCGCGTCTACGCGTTCACCGGCACGCTTGAGGAACTGATGGAACACCTCAGCGACCCGCGCAACGCGCCGAAGCACTAGGCTCAACACGGGCGGCGCAAATGCCGCCCAACAAGGAGGCATGGGCAAATGCTTGCGATAATACACATAGAATTCGAAAACAACGACCTGATCAACAATCGGTTGACCAAGGATCAGTATACCCAACTTCGCGACCAAGTAGTCGGCCTCCGCCTTTCGGAGTGGGACGACGAAACAAACAAACCCAAAAGCTCTTGGTACGGTTGGGGCGAAGACGTTTGTGTCGACCTCACCGACGACGTTAGGCTGCTGGAAAAGCTCGGCATCAAATACAGCGTCCAGCGTGTCAAGAACACCTACACTCACCTTGCCCCGGCGCAAGACCCTGGCCAGACGCACGTCACCTACAACTTCGCGCTTCCTAACATCGGGCTTCTGGTTATCGATGAAGTTACGTGGCTGGACGATGCGTGCACCGAAGAACTGCAGCGGCACCTCAATGAGAAATGGCGCATCATAGCCGTTTGTCCCCCGAATGGTGCCCGAAGGCCGGACTACATACTAGGACGAACGAAGACCACTTGACACGGCAACATCGCCGTGGTAAAATACACGGGTAGCTAGGGGATTGGCTACCCGTTTTGCGTTTTCAATCCACACACATTGTCAAACGAGGAACCACCACAATGACGATCCATCATTCACAGGTAAAGAAAGCCGAGAAGCTGGGCATCGAGCTCACCGAGGACGGCGATGCGGTGCGGGCGTTCTGGCCCAAGCGCGCGCTGGCCATCGTCGGCGCATCGGCAAGTGACGTAATGGCGCAGATGCAGGCAGCCATCGCCGTGTGCGATGGCGACGAGTACCGGATGCGGGGCGAGGGACGCCTCGTAACGGTAACCCGCATCGAGGATGGCGCATTCTTGGTTGGCTCGCCCATGGCGGCAGTGTCGGCCCACAAGCAGATCAAGCTGGACAAGAACGCGGTCTGGCAGGACACCGACCCGCGCAACACCGAGCTCCCCGATGTCGACCTCACTTCTTTCGATGATACCCCCGGCAACACGGGGGGCTATGACGGCCCTTTTGGTGCAAGCGCCACGGACACTATTGCTTCGGGGACAAAGAGTACTGTTGAGCGCAGCGAAAAGGGCGTGGCCCTTAACGGCGCTATCGCCTACGCCGAGGGCACCCCGGCTGGCGACTGCCCGTACAACAGCGAGGGCGGCGATGACGAATACGAATTGTTCGTAAAGTGGAACGACGACTGGGACGCGGCGGCGGACCTTGCAGCCGAGGAAGAAGGCGAAAAGGGCGGCTCGGTGGTTGCGCAGAAGTACCGCGCCAAATACGCCGAGCTAGGCCACCCCACCCATTGCGGCGACTGGCTGGCAAGCTTGCTCAACAACCTGTGCCTGACCAAGAAAGACACCGATCTGGGCCGATTCGAGACGATCTGCGCCGCCAATGGCGTGGACACCTCCAAGTACAAGCGCGACGGCGTCGGCTGGCAGGGCCGCATCCGAATGACAGGCCGCAACTTGCTGGCCAAGCAGGTCTATCTGGCAGGCGGCGTGATCAAAACCCCGGTGGAGGGGGCGGAGCCCGAATACCGCGCTCCTGCCGACTGGATGCAGATGCAGCGGTTCAAGATGCCGCAGGCTCAGCAGGCCGCGCCCATTCCGGCACCTGCCGCTGCAGCCTGACCCCTCACCAACGTCCGTCCTGCTGCTGGCCCGGAATGCGCCAGCAGCCGCCCTAGGAGGCAAACATGACCGAACTCACGCCGCGTCAGATCGAAGTGAACAGCAAGATCGACGCTATTATCGCCGGGGCTCTGGCCAATAACCTACCCCCTTTCGCTGTGCACTTGCTCGACAAGGTGATGCGGCCTTATGCCCACGCGCTGGATTTTGCCGAGGAACACAAAGTGATGCCGCCCGAAGCGTCGTTCGAAATCGCCAACCTGATGGGGTCGATGGTCGTTGAATTCCTCGTGCGTGCAGTTGACAGGAGGGATGGCCCGCTGGCGGCGGACCAAGCACAGGCGTTCATCAACAACATGACGGACGCCACCAATCAATCCCTCCATGCCAACTTCCAGATGGGGGCAACACAATGAGCAAGACCCGTGACAAGCCCATGACATCGCAGACCAAGGCGGCGCTGATGGACGAGGTGATCGAAAAGTTGATCACCCGGTGGCCCAACGACCCCAAGGCGGCGATGGAGTTCTCGCTCAACTTCTTCACCAGCAACGACCTTGTCGGCATCAAGGCGGAGCTCGACGCATTGGGGACAAGGAGATGATCAGTCACCGCAAACCGAAAAGCGACGACCACATCGAAGTCGGCGACATCGTCATGTGCGTTACTGACGAATACACAAGTGTTCGTTACGGCGACGTCCGCCCTGTGTTGGGCATCAATGAGTACGGCAACCTCAAGCTACCCAACAAGCGATCGCCCTACGACACTTCAGACTACAACCGGGCCAACTTCCGGCTCAAACACAAGAAAATTCACCAACCACAGGAGACGAAAATGGCCGGAGTTATGTTCATCGCAATCCGCATCCACTTTGGCGACAGCGAATTTCGCTACGGCGATTCGATCGAGATGCTAGTAAACACCGTAAACTCCACGAGCACGGGTATCGACAACGACGACATGTTAGCCAGCAAGTCGTACGAAGAGGTAAAGCGATACGTCGAAAGGCGCATCAAGACAAACCCCACCGAAAAGTGGCTGCTGTTCTCGGGCACGACACTGGCCGAGACCCCCACCCCGCCCATCACTTTTCGGAGTGCTTGACCATGGCTGACCGGTACGAACTCGTGCCTAACACGACCAAGTCCAAGTTGCCGGGCATCGACTGCCCGGCTAAGCCCCGCAACCCGATCCGCACGGCTATCCCCATCGTGCGGGAACTAATGGAGTACCTCGATAAGCGGCGCTTCCGCCTGCGGGGTGTCATCGGACAGGACCGCATCTACAAGTGGCGAAGCGGCAAGAGTGGGCCGCAGTTGCAGGCGTTCATCGATCTCGCTGCCCGATACAACTTCGAGGTCATGTTGGTGCCGAAGAACAGGGTGGCCGCAGTGCGGGCGCTGCTGGCCCCCGCCAGCCCCGGTACGCCTGCTACGCCACAGGCTAGCGCGGATACGTCCCGTGGCGCGGGCACCGGGGCCGCTACCGCCGCCCGCACGGGCCAGCAGCGGGCGGCGTGACATGGTCGACGACAACGGCAATGAAAACCTAGGCCGGACGAAGGTCGAAGTCTCATATGTCAATCAGGAGCAAGATTACGAGCTACTCCTGAGGCTCCCGCCGAATGTGCGGGAGTTTGTCCTCTATGACGCTGGTACGCCGTTCAACGTGCAGGACATCTTCGACGGGTACAAGATACTTAGCGACGCCATGCGGGAGCGCAGTATTTACTCCTTCTTTGGTGGCGGCAACCCCGAAAGGGTAAGCGACCGCGAGATTTGGAGTGCTGTCCTTTCGCATCTTAAGAAGGTGTCACGAGAGGACCACATGTTTGTGTACGATGGCACCTATCCGGGTGACATTAGGCATTACCGCCACTCCCTTTCGACGGCAGTTCCAAAACTTCGCCGCATAAGTTGACACGCCTGCCGGGGCGTGGTATAGTGTATCGTCTGTGGTGGACGAAATCCCGGTGGGGCGAAAGGGCGACGGTCCTCCCACCGGGGAAACCACAGAATTGGACACCACAGGCGGAGCAACTCCATGGCATTCGAATCCATCGCTGGCGGCTTTAAGGTCAGCGCCCAAGACCAGCAGCTGGTCAACGCGCAGCGCGCTATCACCAAGGTCATTAACGACCGGTTCATCCAGGTCGGCGCGGTCTTCCTCAAGACCAGCAGCAAGAACCCCCACGAGGATGACTGGTACAAGCGCGGGCATCGCGACACCGATCTTCAAGCGTGGATTGACAATCCCGATCTGAACTACCACAACGCAGGGTTCAACCTGCAGATGGGCTGGCTCGATATCGACATCGACGCAGAGGACCCCGAGTACAACGAATGCATCCTCGCGGCGCTTAATCACCTCAAGATTGACACGCGGTTCAAGTTCGGCCGCCTTTCGGTGGGTGTGGCAAGCCACGTCATGGTTCAGCTGGGGGAGGACGAGGCCACCAACTTCGACAAGCTCACCCGCTTCGAGCCCAAGGAATTCCGGATCGAAGGCAAGCGCTACCACGTTCAGCTGCGCGGCTTCTCCACCAATACGAGCGCCGCCAACGTAGCTAAGTCGGCCAAGCAGACCGTGATGCCGGGTTCCATCTACACCCACAAGACCGAAAGGGACAGGTACGACATCTCTGTCTGGTACGGGCCAGCAGGCGTTGCGACTGAGGTCAAGAACATCACCTCGACGACGCCCCGGCGCGTCAACTTCAACGAGATCGTCCGCGCCATCTGCTTCGGCACATTCCTGTACTGCCTCAAGGAAGAGTGGGTCGAGGGCAGCCGCCAGATGACGGCGCAGAAGGTGACCGGCTGGCTCGCGCGCGTCATGAAGGACAGCGCCGCGATGAATAACCACGAGGTGGTGTCGTCCGACGTGTTTTGCCCCGTCGACGACGAGGGCATCGCCGAATCGCTGCTGTATTTCATCTGCGACTACATGCACGACGACGAAAAGCACATGCGGGTGCGCGCTTTCCATGACGCCGTGGCCAAGCTGGAGCGCAACCCCGACGCCAAGGTTCCCGGCTGGCCCGCAATGGAGCAGCTTATCGGCGGCGCTAAGACGCTGGCGTTGCGTACTGTGTTCATGCCGGGCTCAGACGTGTCGCAGTTGACCAAGATGGCTGAAAGGTACGTGTATGACGAAACTGACAACCAGTACATTGACCGCACTCGCTTCTTCACTACTGGCGGGTTCGTCCATGCCGGTGAAGAACTCGAACGGAGACATCGTGGCGATGTCGTCCGAATTGGCGGGAAACCTAAGCAGGCCTTTTCGGTGTACGAGTCCAGCGACATGCGAAAGCGAGTCGGGTTCAGAGACCTTTATCCAGACCTTAATCCGGGAGGCATTTACCGCATCTCAGGACTGGGGGAAGTCCTCTCTGATGATGACGACGGGGACAATACCGCTCTATCGGTATTTAATACGTGGCGAGGATGGCCTGTGGGTGTTCCGGACAAAGTTGATGAGCGACTACTTTCTGACCTCGTTGGACGTCTCGATACCGTATTGGGATATCTCACCCAGGATAAGGTCGAGCAAATAGACTGGATCAAGCGCTGGATGGCGTGGACGTTCCAGCGCCCCGGCGACAAGCAGCAGATCGCTTGGGTGGTAGTGGGCGAGCAGGGCATCGGCAAATCGTGGATTGGCAACATCTTTATGCGGGCTCTCATGGGCACGCTCTGGGGATCGGCGTCACCGAAAGTGATGGAGGGCGACTTCGTCATTGGGCCGTTCCTCAACAAGATGTTCGTGTTCATCGACGAGGCCAAGTTCCACTCCGAGGTGGGCGTCGACGAAATCAAGAAGCTGATCCGTGGCGTGGACGTTCCCGGAGCGGAGAAGTTCCAGGATGCGCGCAACTATAGACTGTTTGCCCGACTAATGTTTGCGTCCAACCGCATGAACATGAATATCGGTCAAGCCAACGTGCGCGACCGTGCTTTGTTCTATACCCGCGCGTATGACCGCGACTACAAGCGTATGACCGAGGCCGATTTTCGCACTTGGGCGGAGACGCTCAAGCCATGGTTTCAGGAGTACACCGATCTGCTCCAGCAACGAACGGTGCGTGAACACTACATGCACTATTTCCTCAACGTGGTAAAGACCGACAAGTTCGAGGTCGAGAGCATCAAGCATTCCAGCAGCGCCGACGCGCAGATCGTTATCGGCAACATGTCGTGGTCGCGCCGCATCGCCAAGTACATCATCGAAGATGGGCGCATCCACGAGGACCTCGACATCTCGTACCCATTCACGGTGCCCGAGCTCAACCGGCGTGTGGTCGACGTGTGCAGGGAGCTAGGCATGTCGAATGTGCAGGGCAGCCACATCTTGGCGGAGTTCGAGAGCGCTGGTGTCCTTGAGAAGATCGTAGTCGCCGGTCAGAAGAAGCTGCGCTTCACCCACAAGATCGGCTCCCTCACCCAGTTTTTCGGCGTGGCGATCGGTGTCGACCTCGAACCCCGCTACGAGTTCACCGAAAAGGACATGGGGCCCAACGACTGCGACGGTTCCACCCGCCCCTCATGGCGTGGGTCCAAGCTGGGCGTAGTGGCTCAGAGTAGGGTGTAGGAAGGCAACAGCATTCCTAAGGGGACTTGACGGGCACGTCGCGGCGTGTTAAAGTGAGGGTACATCGCGACGACGATGCCCAATCAAAGGAGAAGACAATGAGCCGCAAGAATAACGCCGCCGAGGAAACCCAGATGGAAGACCAGATGGAAGACCAGACCGAAACCGTCGAACAGCCCGTCGCCGAAGCTGCGCCGGTCGCCGCCGAGAAGACGACCAAGTCGATCGTTCCTGCCAAGTACGCCGGCAAGTACAAGGGCGGCGGCTCCGATCCGCTGGCCGAGTTCATCAAGAGCCAGTCGACCGGCAAGGACGGTTTCGAGTTCACCGCTTTCTTCACGCTCTGCCGTAAGAACGGTCTGCCCGAAGACAAGGTCGCTCACTACGAATCGCAGGTCGCCGAAAAGCTCCAGGGCGCCAATGGTCGCGCTCGCATGACGCTCCGCAACATGCTGGCGACGATAGCCCGCAAGAACGGCAAGCTGATTGCGCTCAACGGCGAGGAAGTCGAAGTGGCGGTCGCCAAGCCCGCAGTTTCCGGCGCCGCTGCTGCCGCTCAGGCATCGGCTGCAACGGAAGAGCAGACGTCGGCCGAATAAGGTCGCCGTCACTCTGGTGCCCGTCGCGTAGAGTTCGACGGGCACCACTATCCCGGTGCATCGTGCAAAGTCCTAGCCGACTGAACAGGGGTTCAAGTCCCCGACCGGGGCTCTACTTTTCCAAGGGGTGTCTAGGTTCCGCTGTCACGGGGCCGAAAAGTCGGGGGTTGACAGACCCTAAAGCTTCGTCTCATAAACGGGCTGAAACGATCTGGCCCCCTTTGAAAAGTAGAGTAGCCGCCTAAGTGGTCACGCACTCTGGCGCTCGAACGCCCCGAAGGTTTGGCACGCACCTTCGGGGCGTTCTCGTATTTCCCGGACCCCTTGACTGGCCCCCTGCGCCGTGGTATACTCTAACTACGGTCCGAGAGCGGCCCGGTACAACGGAGATAACGGTGAAAGATTCCACGCTAGAACTAATGGGCAAGATTTGTCGCGGGATGGTCGGACTGGCCGAGATGATCCGCGACGACACGGCAGAGGTCACCAAGACCCGTGACCATATCGCCGTCATCAAGCACTACAATCACATACGCATCGCTAATGAAACCATCAAGGAAGCCCGAAAGGCGCTGGACCAGATGGAAGAGGAACTGTCCCGCGAGACGGTACCCGAGGTGATGCGTGAAAACAGCGTCAAGACCACCACGGTCGAAGGCGTCGGCAGGGTCACCATTTCGGCGCGGACGTCCTGTTCCATGATCGACAAAGAGCTCGGCATGGAGTGGCTCACTGCCAACGGCCACGGGGGCATGATTCAGCCCACCGTCAACGCCTCTACGCTCGGCGCTTTCGCCAAGTCGCAGATGGAAGAAGGTCGCGAGCTCCCGGTGGACAGGTTCAAGACGAGCCTGATGACCTACACGAGCATCACCAAGGTCAAGTAGATGGAACACGATCAGTCCAGCAATTTAAGGGCTGTCGCGCCGCTGCGCAGGTTTCGCGTGCGAGTGTTCGAGAATGACTGCCACTACGACGTGTTCGTAACAGCGCACCTCGTGTTCAATAACAAGGATCGCGGCGAGGGCTTAGTTTTTCGCCGCTATTATGAGGACAGCGTCCGCACCGAAAAGGTCGCTGAATTTGAGCCCGGAACCTTCACCTTCTATGAGGAAGTCGACCAATGACTGAACTTGTCAAGACCAACACCCAGTTGCCCGCTCACTTGCAGGGCGTCCAGAAATCCGCCAAGCTCGGCAACGTCGACAGCAGCGACCTGATTCTTCCCCGCGTCAAGCTTCTGCAGGCCGTATCGCCGGAGCTTGACGCTTTCAACAACGCCAAGAAGGGCGAGTTCTGGCACACTATCGCTGGCGAATCGCTCGGCACGGTTCTGCGCGGCATCCCGATTGTGGTCCGCAAGTCTTATGTCCTGTGGTCGCCGCGCGGCGATGATCGCGGCGTTCTGGCCCGCGCCAACGACGGGCTCAACTGGGACGCCCCGGCAGGCACCGAGTTCACGGTCAAGCCGAAAAAGAGCCCCCACAACGTCACCTACAAGCTCGGCGACACCGTTCATGACCGCGTCGACGGCCTGCCCGCCCTTTCGGAGTTTGGCTCGTCCATTCCGGGCGACACCAATTCGCCCCCGGCAGCGGCGCTCACCTACCAAATCCTCTGGTACTTTCCCGACCTTCCAGGCATGTCGCCCGCGATCATGCTCAACACCCGCTCGTCGGTGAAGCCCGGCAAGGACCTTATCTCCAAGATCGACATGCGGCCCGTCGACCATTACGCCGGGGCGTACCAGATCAGCATCGCCAAGGAAGTCGGCGATGATGGCGACTTCTACAACTACCGCTACGCGATGGACGGCTACGCGACCGAGGACGAGTTCACCTTCGCTAAGCAGCTGTTCGAGCGGTTCGGCGGCGCTGACTGGAAAGCCAACGACGAAGACACCAGCGACGACGACGCCAAGGCAGGCGGCGGCGGCAAGTCGTCGGGCGGCGCAAAAGACAGCAAGAAGTTCTAGCAGCAGAGCCGGGTCGACAAAGCGACCGTAAAGCTGCCCTACTCGGTTGGTGCGCCGTCGATGGCCACCTTGAACCAGATCAGACGGAGCCGGTAGGGCGGCAGGTGGACAGGCAAGGCAGGCGTTTACGCCACAGCTAGACGGGGCAGGAATTGGCGCTAGTCGCATCTCTTTCCTGCCCCACTCCTTTCGGAGGTAATCATGGCAATGTACCCCATAAACACGCCGCTCGAAAAGTGGCTCACCATCTGGGTTTTCCACGAGGTGGAACGCATCGTAGACGCGAAGTCTAAGGCGAAAGAACGCTTCAAGTTCTCTGGTATGTCTCCTGAGCAGCGGCGGGCAGCTGGGCTTCCCACCAATCGCGAGGCGGCAATCGCCTACATCAAGCAACAGTGCGCAGACCGCATCGAGGTCGACGAGGTGGGCAACACATGGCTGAGGTAGGCGGTGCCAATGTCCTCAAAAGCGTGAAGCTAGCCAACGCCAAGTTGCGCAGGCTCCGCGATCAGTTTCGCACATACAGGGGCCTCGAAAACAACTACAGTAAGAAAGCTTCAAGGAAGCTCCAGGAGATAGCGATGACCCGCCATCTGATGAAAGAGAATGGGATACCAGAAGATGAGTGACTATCTCGACGCAATTGACCCCGAACTAGCGCTGATGATCGTGCGGGAAAGTAAGGTGATCGCCTATGACACCGAAACTTCCGGCCTTGTCCACGGCGTTGCCTTCATCTGCGGGTATGTCATCACCGATCACTCGCACTCCCTTTACATTCCGGTCCGCCACGAGGGCGGCGGCAACATTCCGTTCGTCGAGGAATTCGAGCAGGAGCTCAACGCGGCGTTTCAAGAGCGCGGGCGTCTCGGCCTTCGCACGGTCGGTCACAACCTTGGCTTCGATCTGCGCATGTCGGCGTGGCACAACGTCTGGCCCCAAAGCCCCCTCGAAGACACGTTGATCAATGAAGGTCTGATCGACGACCGGACCATCGGTTACGGCCTCGACGACTGTTGCCGCAGACACCAAGTCACCGCCAAGAAGGGCGACGAGCTCTACCGCGCTATCGCTGAGAGGTTCGGCGGAATCCCCGATCGCAAACAGATGGCTAACTTCTGGCGGATGCCGGGGGACCAATTCGAAGTGGTGGACTACGCCACGGGTGACGGCGTGTCGACGTTGGAGTTGTGGTCGTCACAGAACGTGCTGCTCGACCAAGAACAGCTGAGGGTTCCGTGGCAGCTGGAGTGCGACCTCCTGCCCTACCTCGCCCGCATGCACAGACGCGGAATCCGAATTGACGCCGACTACGCCGAAAGGGTGGAGGACGACCTCAAGGATCAGATCAAGGAAGCCAGTTCCGTATTTTCGGCGGGTTTCAACGTCCGGTCCCCCAAGGAAGTCGAGGCGCTGTATCGGGCCAACGGCTACGGCGACGACTCCTTCGATCGCACGGATACCGGCAAGGTTTCCTTCACCGAAAGCTGGCTCGAAACTAATGAGATCGGCAGCAGCATCCTCGGCGTTCGCCGTCTGGAAAAGGCGCGCGACAGCTTTATCGCCCCGCTCGCCGTCACCAACAACATCGCTGGGCGGGTTCACGCCACGCTCAATCAGTCCAAATCCGACGAATACGGCGTTGCTGGTTCCCGCCTCTCCTGCTCGGTCCCCAATCTCCAGGCGTTCCCCAAGCGCAACAAGCAGGTCGGCAAGGTCGTGCGCCGCCTAGTCATTGCTGATGACGGTATGTTGCTGGAGGAAGGCGATGCGATGCAGCAGGAGCCGCGCTTCTTTGCCCATTACAGTGAAGACGAGGCGCTGCTTCACGGCTACAACACCGACCCGTCCTTCTCGGTCCACCATCGCGCCAACGACATGATGTTCGACGGGCAGGAGTACGATAAGGCCAAGCGCATGGCCATGGGCATCCTTTCGATGATGTACCCCAGGGCGCTGGCTGGCCATCTGCGCATCAGCGTCAAGGAAGCCTCGGCGCTGCGGCAAAAGTTCCTCTACGAGGCGTTCCCCGCGATCGGCCAGTTCCAAAAGGACGTGGTCAGTGTATTCGAGAGCCGGGGTTATGTTCGCTCGATCCTAGGCCGAAAAGCGAGGCTGGAGACGAGCAAGTGGGCGTACAAGGGCGTGTCGCGCGTGATCCAGAACAGCGGCGGCGACCATATCAAGACGTGCATTCTGCGCGCCTGCCAGTACGAGGACGCCTACCCCGACTTGGTTCAAATCCTACTGTCCATTCACGACTCCGTTATGTGGCAGCGCGACCCGGCCCACTCCCCCAAGGAGTTGGTGCGCGTAATGGAGAACGTGCCGCACGAGCCGCAGTTCAACCTCCGCCTGCCCATTCCTTTCGAGGTGGGCTCCGCTCGCAACTGGTCGGACGCGTCGTACGGCCCCAAGATCAAGGATAAGATGGGATGGCAAATCTAGGCAACTCGATTCGTCCGAAAGGTAAGTCGTTCCACAGCATCATGCGGGCTGTTATGGCGGCGATATCCGAGCCAGACACAAGCGTGGTCCACATCAGCGACTCCCTTCACACAGCGCGGCATCACATGCAATACGCGGCCCACATCGTTCAGCCGCTTGGCGAGTTCGCCAAAGTGCGCCTGACAGACATGTGGATTGTGTTCGACAACGGGTCGCGAGTCAACTTTGTGTCGGGGCGTGACACCTACTGGGTAAAGGGCAACCGGCACCGCAGATTCTTCATCGACCATTACGCGTTCGAAGAGGGGTTGACACCGGTTGAGCTCCGTGGTAAAGTGGAGGTGTAGGGGATGGTAGTCCGGCCTAATGACCCAACCGTGGCGATTGAGGGGAAAATTGAGCACAAAGCACCGAAATCGTACCTTATGGAACTTACGCTCGGTGGCCGCTATTTCGTGCCGTTTTCTCAGATACTCGGCGGCATGGACGGTATCGGTGACCCGGACGGCCACGGCAATTTCCAAATCGAAGTCTCGCAGTGGTGGTGGGACAGGAAAACGGAGGTAGAGGATACGCGATGAAGCCGGAAGCGAAAGCTAAGAACGCGATTGTCGACGCCTTCCAGGAGGGTGGGCATTATGCGCGCCGCTTCGAGGATCAGTTCTATGTCGGTTTCCCCGATATGATACTGATACCTCGCGGCTATCCGGCTTTCTTCACCGAGGCTAAGATTGTCGACGGGCTGCAATTCAAGCCCCGACTTCGGCAATGGGTTGAGCTTGACCGGCTGTCCCTTTCGCCGAAGCACGTGATTCCCACAATGTTGGGGGTAAAGGCGGGTGTCCACTACCTGCACAAGTTCGCCAAAATCGTGCACATTGTCGACTGCGTAAAGCAGCGGGATGGCGAACACATAGTGGATTTGTTCAAGCGATACTACCACGAAAGGATGGAATTATGAGTGACAACAAACGCGTTGCCGGTGACCTCATCACCCAAGCGGCCAAGACAGTCCTGAAAGACCGCCCCGGCGTCCACGGGTCGGTTGAAAACAGCTTCCAGATGATCGCCGACCTCTGGAACGTGCGTATCGCCCACAAGCGCGCCATTCACGGCAGCGATGCTCTGCTCAACCCGGCTGACGTGGCGCAGTTCATGGCCGACCTCAAGTCGTGCCGCACCTCTTACGGCGACCCGATGAACGCTGACAACTTCGTCGACGGCATCGGCTACCTCGCCTTGGCGGGCATGCTCACCTTGCCCGACCCAGACGCTTCCAAATCGGTGGGGGACGAGCTCGAAAAAGAGTTCCCGCCAATAAGCGGCAAGACCGTTCACACCAACATCAACGCGTAAGGACACGACAAATGCACAGCGTCCCCTTGTTCGAAGCGACCGGAGCTCACGTTCTGGTCGATGGTCAATACGGCTCCACGGGCAAGGGGGTGCTGGCCGCTTGGCTGGCACTCAGGGCCATGGAGCGGGGTATCGTTTTCGACACTGTCGTCAGCAATGCCGGTCCGAACTCTGGTCACACGTTTTACCACGGCAGCGAAAAGCACGTCCTGAAACAGCTGCCCACGTTCGCCGTAGCGTCCTACCTTCTCCACAACGAGGACTTCGCTCCGGACGTCGTCCTTTCGGCGGGCGCGATCATCGACCCTATTCAGCTGGGCGTCGAGGCCGAAAAGTACCCCGGCATCACGATCCATGTTCACCCCAATGCGGCGGTCATCACCGCCGAGGACCGGGCGGCGGAGCATTCCGGCACCATAGCCGCCGTGGCTGGTACCCGAAGTGGCACTGGCGCGGCGCTAGCCCGGAAGGTGCAGCGGGACCCCAAGGCGGTGGTAGCGGGTGCGAGGCTGCCGGTCCAGATGACCTCGCAGCCCAACATCAAGGTCGCCGCCGTTGAGCACGACGCCTACAACGATCGGGTGTTCGTCGAGGTGAGCCAGGGTTTTTCGTTGGGCATTAACCAGCCGTTCTATCCGAAGGTCACGAGCAGGGAGTGCACCGTTGCACAAGCCATCGCTGATGCTGGTATTCCGCCGAGGCACGTCACCAAGACTTACCTATCGCTTCGTACTTTTCCGATACGCGTCGGCAACGTGGATGGGCACGACAGCGGGGACTGGTACCCCGATCAGGTTGAAACTGACTGGGTCGCGCTCGGTGTCGAACCAGAACTCACCACCGTCACCCAGAGGGTGAGGCGTGTCGCAACATGGTCCGAGGAACAATTCCTCGATGCCTGCCGTGCCAATGACCCGGACATTGTGTTCCTGAACTTCCTCAACTATATTGATGACGTGGAAGTTCGCATGCGGTTCATCGACGGCGTTGCCGATCTTCGGGACAACCTGCCCCGCTGGTACGATATCTACGGCAGCACCGGCCCCAAGTCGGAGGACGTAAGCTACTATGGTTAACCACACTTACGACGATGACTACGAGGAAGAAATAGTGCGCAACGAAAAGGAACACTCTACGCACCCGGTCCGCCCCTTGGTGCCCCGCCTATCCAGAGAAGACATGGAACAAATCGCTAGCAGGGTAGAGAAGGCGGCGGGCGTAGATTTCCACGTGAATCTTCAATCTCCGCCCAATCAGCCCCTGACGATCGAAATCCCAAGCGAGGTCCTCCAGTATCGCGAAGATATCCGCCGCTTCGTCGACGCGATGCTCTACAAATTGAAGGTCCACCACCGAAAAGGCAGGTGGGAGGGTAAGACCATCGACGAATATCTGCCGCTATTGGAGGGGGAGGTGGCCGAGCTACGGGAAGCCTGTGGCGGCGGCAACTTGATAGAGATACTCATGGAGGCCGCTGACACCGCCAACATGGCTATGATCATATCAGCAATAGCGGTGGAGCGAGGGAAATGAGTACGCCTTTCATGGGTACTGTAGGTTTCGACACCGGAATCAAGGACAAGCACGGGAACCCCATCCACATCGGGGACGAGCTACGTTTCGACGAAAGGGAGTGGGGCGGACCCTGCATATTCACGGTGGGGTTCGTCGACGGAGAGTTGACGGGCTGCGGCTCGATCGGTGACTGGTCGGAATGGTGCGAGGTGGTGCAGAAATGACCAGTCGCCCTACACACGACGCGGTGCAGATCGTCAAGGCCGTCCTTTGGGAAGAAGCCAAAGGCAAGCTCCGAGCCCTCGTTGCCGCCGAGGGGTCAAGATACAGCACTCCTGAAAAGGGCGAGCCCTTCAAGCACGAGGTAATCTCGGAGGAAATCGAGGCGTTCATCAAGGCTTTTGAGGGCGAGGAGTACAATCTGTGACCAGTCGCAACACAATTTTCAACGAGTTGGATCACCGCCTTTCGGTCGTTAAGCGTTGGGGCATCCTCCACACAATCCAGACGCAATCGGTGGCGGAGCATTGCTTCAACGTTCAGCGCATCGCCATGCGGATTGCGCGAGAATGGTTCGGGATACAGAACCCCTCCGTTATGCTCCAGATTGCCGAAAGGGCGCACCACCACGACGATCTGGAATCGGTGATGGGCGACCCGCCCACGATGATCAAGCCGTACCTCGACGAGGAAGGCATGGCGAGGGATCACGCCGATCTTGTGCCGATACGCACGGTCAATAACGAAGTGAAGCGAATCGTCAAGCTGGCCGACATGCTTGAGGCGTTCCACTTCATCTGCATCGAGCGGTTGCTCGGCAACAGGTTTGTCGAGAACCACTACAAGAGCTACTGGAACGAAATCGGTGACTACGTGATCACGGCGTTCCCGGATTGTAACATATGGGGCGACGTGTCAGGTGTCATGGAGAACATGGCGAACGACATCTCCGAACGCCACAGCAAGCGGGGCCGCTGACATGCAGCTTTTCGATGTGCAGAAGGAAGGCTTGCGGCGCAGCGGCGGCGCTCGTGGCTTCGGGTATTTCATGGAGCAGGGCCTCGGTAAGACGTTGACCGCCGAGGCCGACTACCTGGAACGCGTGGCAGAAGGTAACGCCGACCGTTCCATCGTGGTGTGCCCCAATTCGTTCAAGGGCGGGTGGGTGTCGGACGCCGAAAAGCACGGGCTGGAAATCGACCAGATGGTTTACGACAGCGGCAGCAACGCCGCGTCGTATTGGGCGAACCGTCCGTCCAATCGCCCCAAGCAACTGATCATCAACTACGAGGCCATCCGCTCCGAAGCGACGATGAACTTCCTTAAGGGGTTCATGCTCAACCGCCGCGTTTTCGGCATATTTGACGAGAGCATCAAGCTCAAGACATTCAACAGCAGCCAGACCAAGGCCGCCATCGAAATCAGCAAGGATTTTTCCTACTCCCGCATCCTTTCGGGGAAGCCGGTTTCGCAGGGTCCGCATGACTTGTGGGCGCAGATGCGCGTCATCGGTCAGCTGAATGGTCGCGAGTACTATCCGTTCAAGACTATGTTCTGCAAGATGGGCGGCTTCAAGATGAAGCAGGTGATGGGGGTCCAGAACGAGGATTTTCTCCGCCCGATGATCGAACCGCATGTGTTCCGGGCCACTAAGCTGGACTGGACCGACCTACCGCCCAAGCTGTACACCAGCCGGGAATACAAGATGTCGGGTGACATGCTCACTATGTACAAGCAGATGCATGAGGAATTCGTTGTTTGGCTCAACGAAGATGAGAATGTATCGGTAGACGCCGCCATCACGAAGTACATCAAGCTGGCGCAGATTCAGTGCGGCTGGATTTACGACAACGAAGGCAAAGTCCGCCAGCTGGTCGACGACGAAAAGAACCCGCGCCTAAACCTGCTGTCTGACACGATTGAAGAAGAGATCGTGGGCAAGACAATCGTCGTGTATCACCACAAGCCGGTGTACGACCAATTGATGCGGCGCTTCAAGCATCTGAACCCGGCGTGGATCAAAGGGAAGATGAAGTCGGAAGAGATTGAGGCCCAAAAGCGCCGCTTCAATGAGGACGACGACTGCCGCATCATTTTCTTGCAGGATGACGCCTCGAAGTACGGCCACACGCTTTTGGGCAACCAGTCCAAGACGGAGACGGCTTGCTTCAACACGTTGTTTTATGAGAACAGTTACTCGCTCGACACCCGGAGCCAGATCGAGGACCGAAACCACCGGCATGGGCAGACGATGGATTCGGTCCTCTACACCGATCTAATCGGAAGTCCGCTAGATCGGGATTGTGTTGCGGCTCTGGTGCGCAAGGAAAGTGTTTTCCAAGCTATTTTCGGCCACCTTAGGCGCTAAGGTCTGGGCGGCGGGCTAAGCAGTACGATCACCGTGATGGTGCAGATGATGAACACGCCGAAAAGGAGCAAGTTCACTCGCTGTTCCCCTTCGCCAAAAGCCCGCCGCCGACACCGCCCATCTTGTTTTTCAGGAACTCCTTGAGCCAAGAAGCTTGTTTCTTACCGCCGCCCAACTTGTCTACGAGTTTTTCGATGTTAGCCTTGGTGTAGCTCTTAGCCCCCGCCTTAACCAGTGGCGGGACAATCAGAGCCGAAGTGCCGCCGACAGCTGCGCCGACTGGACCGGCCAGAATGCCGCCCGCCGCCGCGCCGCTTCCGAACGAGCCTAGCTTGGTTGCGGCGCTAACGGCGCTGTTGGCCAGCCCCTGTTCCCAGCCCTCGCCGCGCACGATGTTCTTGAGCAGTTCGGCTTCTTCGTCGTCCATCCCGCGAGTGCCCTTGTTGAGCATCTGACGGAATGGTCCGATCTCGCCGGCGATGGTGCCGCCCGCGTTCTTGCCCTTCTCGATCGCCTGCTCCACGCCCTTTCGGACCTGCAGCGTTCGGTTGCTCTCGCGGGCTCCCTTGATGAGCCTCTGGGCTTCAGCGTTGGACGCGTTCTTCGGCTGGACTGTTTCGACGAAATCGTCGATAGCCCGGCGCATCAGATCGCCCATGTGGCTTACGCCATTGCCCCCGGAAACGTCACGGTCGATGATCTGGCGCTGGGTGTCCAGATCGAGAAGGCTCCGAGGGCTCCGCTCCGAAAAGCGCTTGGCCCGGATTGCGGCGGGCTTGTGCAACTCGGGGTCCATGTGAGCCCCGCGAAGCTTGCCCTGCATGTCCTTCGCCAGCTTGGCGATGTCCTTCGGGTTGTACTCGATGCCCGCATCGTCGACAGCTTTGTAGGCGGCATCCTTTGCCGTGTACATTTCATCCAACGATTTGGGTGGGGTTACGCTGTCGCCCAGAATACCCGGCAGCAAGCCGGTCTTCTTGGACAGCCAGCCAAGTCCGGAGCTCAGCGTCTTGCCGAGCACGGTTCCGCCAGCGCCGCCGACCATGCCTTGAAGCATGCCCGTATCGGCGTCCTCGCCTTCGCCCGCCGCAACGCCGCCGCCAACCAACCCGCCCGCCAACGTCTCGCGTACCATCGACGGCAGGAACCCCGACCCCGAAATAGCGGGCAGCGCCGTGCCAACTGCCGTCGAGGCGATCTTGCTCGGGGCGATCAGAGCGAGAATATCTGTACCGATCTTGGCTGATCCCGCCCTTTCTCGAGCTTCTTCACTCTTTTGCGCTTCTGCTTCCGGGTTAGGTAGAAGCTTGTTGAGCTGCCCAAAAGTGATAGTATCTGCAAAATTTCTGGCGGTATCGTCCGCCGCTTGTGCGGCTTGCAAGTACCAGGGTTGCGCACGGAATTTTTCCACCGCAGTTGGCTCCGGCGTCAATGCCGCAGCTTGGGACATCGATTTGATCTCAGCGGCCAGACGGCGGGCAGCGTTGGTGTCGCCCGCCTTGTCCGCGTTACGGAGAGCTTTCTCGAGTTGTTCGCGTGTCGCCATATCAGTCCCCGTACTGCTTGACCAGATCTTCGATGCTGCCCTCTTCGGCCTTAGGTGCTTCCGGGGCCTGCACTTTTCGAAGCATCCGGCGGACCTTCTCGCGGTCCTTCTCTTCCGGATAGCTGTTGATCAGAGTGTCAACATCGGTGTTGTACTGCTCGATTTTCTTGCGTGCGCCCTTCTCCATGATGTCGAATATTTGGCGCATGCCCTTTTCGGTGAGGGAGATGTCCCCACCAACTGCCTGTTCGATGAACTTGCGGTCGGCGTCCGAAATCGCGGTGCCGGAACCCAGCGCTTTGATCTTGGAGAGGACAGCCTCTTTGAGGGAAGCCTTGAATGCCTCGGTGGTCGACGTCGCTTCATCGGGGATGTCCATGATGTCAGCCCAGACCTTGCGGCCTTCGAGCTCCAACGGCGAAAGGGCGCTGCCGCCGACGATACCCTTGTCGAGCTTGCTGCGAGCATTCGTCACATAGTCGATCGTGTCGCGAGCGCCGGTTGCGGCGTCGAACTCGGTATCGTAGCGCTCGGCGTTGGTCTTCGCGAGCTCCTTGGTGAGGTTGTCGGAGCTATCGCCTGTGTTGACGTCCACCTTCGTCGTGACCGGCTTGGTGAGCCTCCACTCGTCAAAGGACTTGACAGGCTGCTGACGGGATTCCTGATCCAGCCGATACGCCTCGTAGTCCTTCTGATCGGTGGTCACCCCGGTACCTGGAATGTCGTTCTTGCCAACCGGGGTCTTGTCGTCCTTGTATACGGCGAGCTTGCCGCCAGTCTTCGGGTCATCGACAAGCTCAATCTCGCGCTTCTTTGGGACACCCATCGGCGATGAGATGTTGCCGTTTGTTTTGTCAACAATGACGAAAGTGCCGTCTTC